TCATAAACGATGTTACGCTTGTCGTGAAAAGACAGATCAGCCAGGCCCTTGTCGCTGTCTCGCAGGATCTTCTTGACCTTGCCGGCAACCTCACCCGCTTCACTGGTTAGTCCCATGGTCAGGTACTCAATGCACCTGGCTTCAGGGTAAAAGGCGAAGTTGACTGTCGCCTCTTGGTATTTATCAAACTCTAACATTCTTTGCTTTCCTTCGTGCTTTCAGCTGCTCGAACTGCGTCTTCACACGCTGTCTGAGGTAGCCGGTGTAGATAAGTGGATGGTCGATCAGCAGTCGCTGGATCTGGATTTCGTAGGTGCGCCAGTCCCCGTAATCTTCTGTCTTCTGCATACGCAGCAGCAGGGTTAGGACGCGCTCTGTTGGAATCACTGTGATGCACTCCATTAGAACTGGTCTTCAGTCGCCGTCAGACGCCCACTGGTGCGGTTGAAGGTCACTGAGCCAGCTATGCCGGTCTCGCCGGTCCAACGGTTCTTAAGGACGTGCAGATGGCGTGTGTCGCCGTCAGGGTTTTCGGGATCGATCTGTAGGCTGATGCACATGTCGCTGAGCTGCGCGATGCTGTGTGAGCCCCTGAGCTGGCCCAGGCGTACCTTGGCACCATCCTCGTGGCCCTTGTCGCCTTCTGGGCGGCGTAGATGCGAGACAACGATCAGTCCGATGTCCAGCTCTTGCACCAAGGTGCGGAGCCTGGTCATGGCCATATCGATCAGCTTGCGCTCGTCGTTGGTGGCTAGACCTGAGACCAGGATCGATATGTGATCGATGACCACAAACTTAACGCCCAGGGCGCGGACCATGTACTGGATGCGTTGACAGATGATGTCGAGATCCGATGAGCCAAAGTGATCGAACAGGTACATCTGACGGCCTGGAGGAAATAGCTCGTCAAAGGCCTGTTCGATCTCTTCGTCGGTGGACAGGTCCCTATCGACAGTGATGTTCTTCGATAGGTGGATGCCAACCAACCCAAGCAGTGTGCGCTTGGTGCTCTCCTCGAGCATGATCAACCCGCATGGCACCTCGAGTTGGTGCAGGTGATAGACCAGCTCACGGATGAAAGTACTCTTACCGATCCCGCTTCCGGCAGTGACAGTGACCAGCTCCCCAGGCCTGAGACCTTTGGAGATCTCGTTTAGCCGTTCATAGGGATACGTGATGGCTGAGGCAGCATCAGCCACACTGATTGCCTCGCGGAGATCGGTAGCCGCAACGATCCCATCAGGCCTATATTCACGGGCCTGGAAGATAGCGTTGACGACGTCTGCCGTTTTCCCGTTCAACAGACACTCATTCGGGTCCTTGAGCGGGAGGTGGGCGATCCTGGCCTTGCCGGCAGGGAGAAGATCGGCCACGGCCTTAGCGGCCTTTTGACCAGGATCGTCCATGTCGAACATCAGGACGATCTCGCTAAAACCTTCGAGATAATCCCAATTGTCCTTTACAGAACGCACAGCCGATTGACAGCCATTTGGGAGACCGACTGTCGCCCATTTGTGGTTCTGTATTTGCGAGACGGTGATCGTATCGATCTCGCCTTCGCAGATCACCAGCTTCTTGCCGGTGCCCCAAAGGTGCTGGCCGTAAAACGGTAGCTTCGAGCCGTCACCTTTGATCCTAAAACTCTTGTCTTTGCCACGTACCTTCTGTGCGACGACAACACCGTCACGGCGATAGTTGGCTATCTGTATTGGGCCGGTGTGATCAACGCCGACCTGGTAACCGAACTTCCGGCAGCTGTCTTCTGTCAGCTTTCTAGCTTTGAGCGCTTGATACGTGCCCTCGAGTAAGTCTTTTTGCTTTTTACCTTGCGCTGCGGGTGCTGCTGTAAAGCCTTCGCCATCGGGTTGCGGGGCCGTGTAGGTGTCACAGCCGAAACAATACGTATGGCCATCATCGTAAATCCCTGCGTTGTCCTTGCTTCCGCATAGGTCGCACGGCACATGTTGAACGAAAGTGCTCTCCTTCGTTTGTGGTGCTTGCATGACTGTCTCCCTGGGTCATTCATTCCTGGAGCCAGACATCCGGTATGGTCTTGTGGGCAAACTGAAAGCCGTTCTTGACGCACCACTGTGCGTAGGTCGTCTTTGACCCTTTGTAGAGTTTGGCGTTCTGGTTGCTGAAGACGAACCGGATGTCGAGCTCTGGCTGCTGCTCTTTGATGAGCAGGTGCTTCTGACGGTCCTGGACCGTGAATAGGCCCTTGGTCTCGACAAAGAAAAAGCCACCCGTCGAGGTGGCTATCTTAAAGTCTGGTGTGTATGTGGACTGCCTGGCTGGCCAGGTGTACTGGACCTTGTCCTGTTCATAGACGACAGGTTTACCGGCTGCTATGAGCTGCTTGGCTGTCTTGTCTTCCAGGCCACTACGATATCCATACTTGAGACCCCGACCATCAGAAGTCGGCGCTGAAGTCTTCTTCTGTCGACGACGAGCCATTCACATGCCCTTCATCGTGGTCGCCCCTGCTGACGTGGGTATACCCGCCGCCTACAGCTGCCTCAAAGCCGCCGCCGTCACCATCCTCGATTGATTCAACCGGCTCGATGATTTGGACAGAGTTGAGGTTCATTAGGACACCGAAGTTTGCGCCTTTGTCGTAATGCGTCATGGTTCCTTTAAGACGCAGCACACTGCCGCCATACAGCCTTGGTAACGACGGGGCTGGTATCATCATGCCGTTAGCATCAAAGAACTTAGGCGCGTACTTTGACTTAGCAGTGAAGACAATCTCACCTGTCTCCTCGTCCTGTTTCCAGGGCATGCGGCAGGTCTTGGCCTTGGTCGGGCCTAGCGTCTCAGTGGCCAGGGCTTGAGCTGCAGCGATGATCTCCGACGCCTGGTCGGATGGCACCCTAAGGCCGGTCTTGTATTGGCCTTCAGGGATGAACTGCGTGTCCGGTGACGTCAGCCACGGGTAGACGGCTCGTCCCTTGTGGGTGAGGTAGTTAACTCTTGCATTTGCCATTTTAAGCTCTCCTGTGATGGCGTGGTGGTTGTGGTGTTGGCCGGCTGATCTAAAGCGGTCAGCAGAAGCCCAAGGCTGTCTGCTTCAGCGAGAAGATCGGCAGGTATCGGCTCACCCCGTCTGAGGTGCAGCCGTGCAAGTCCCAACACCTTCTCTCGAAGGTGCATGGTTCTATTCCTTTGTGGTGTTAGAGAAAGCAGTACTGAGAGGTCAGTACCTGGTTTAGATCGAGATCGCCTTTAGCGGGGATCTCAGGCAGCTCAGCTTTGTCAGGTGCATCGAGGTAGTCCTCAACCTGGTTGCGGAGCATGGTGTACAGGCAGGTACTGCTGTAGAGCTCAACGAAGCTCTGACGCACTGCAGTGTACATCGCAGGACAGTCTGCCGGCATAACACCGAAGCTGTCGTGGATTAGGAAGAAGTCACGGACGCGGTAGTTGTCGATACAGTTGAGCACCGTCATCTGCAGGTGACATGCGTCCATCGAGTGGATGACGTTGGGGCTGGCACTACTGCGGTTCTTGCGCTTGTCCACCTTATCTAACGAGCCGCCTTGTGTGCGCTTTTCTACAACAGTCACCTGTGTTCGTTTGCGGACGTGCGTCTCACGGTCATGCAGGTACAACTTGATCTTCTTACCGACATTGGTTTCGTAACGCTGCACGACAGGAAAGCCCAATGGTGTCGACCAGGCCATGAGCTTGTTTTCTTTGGAGCAAGCGTTCGCCAGCTGCTTGAAGAACTCCATGCCTTCAGCTGCTTTGAAGATAACATCATTGACGGCTGCCCACACTTTCTTCGCCATGTAATGCGAAGCTAGATAGCCTTCGTCTTCACCGAACGGGTGTGCCGGCAGCAGGCCTTTGAGGACATCGTTAGCCAAAGGGCGCATCAGGTCGTCCTGGATCTGCTGCGCGAAACCGTAGGCAGCTGAGCCATAACCGAAAGTCATTGTCTGACGCTTGACGATAGACCTGGTGATACCAAACTGCAGCCACTGGTCGCCCATAGGGTCCTTGGCTCTCTGACAGGCCTTGATGACGTGGTCAGCGATGACCTGGTAGATGTCCTGGGGCTGGTCTTCTGTTGTCAGGTTAACCATGCGGCCTTCTTCAGTAGACCTGGCTGCAGCTGAGTAGTGTTGTGCAGCACTGTTGGAACCATCGAGACCTATAGGAAGACCACACAGATAGCCTGGTCCTTCCAAGACGGCGTTGTTGTATTCATGGCAAGCAGCTAGGAACTCGAACGGCTTGTCGGCCTGGCTCCAGTAATCATAGGTGCCCTCGAAGTCGATGCCGACCTTGCAGATCTGCTCTTCGTTATCGATGACCCATTGCAGCCGGTCAGCTATCGGTTTCTTGCTGATCTTGTCGAAGTCGCCCAGGTCAGCGACCTTCAACGCTAAATACTTGAAGCCCTCTACACCGATGGGCTTAGCCCTGGCAAACAGGAACATCGCTTTGACATGGCTGTCACGGTGATAGCTGAAGGTGCTGATAGGATAGATGCGTCCACGGAAGTCCATGTTGCAGGGCACCCAAAACTCATCGTAGTCAGCCAGGAAGTTAGCTGTCTCCAGGTCCCACTTCATGAAAGACACACCACCATCGATCTCACGGTTGCGCTCGTTGATTTTGCGCCTGTCGATTATCCAGCCTTTGCGCTGCACGTTGTCCATGTTGTCCCAGTTGGCTGGACGCTCAGGCAGCTGCACCTTTTCACGCTGCGGGAACTTCTTCAGCATCTTGTTGTCAGCCCAAGCCCAGCTCACGGCGTCCAGGATATACTGATTGATCTTGTAAGGTGTGCGCTGGATCAGGTTGACCGCGTCCAGGACATCCTTCATCTCACCGTTCGCGATGCGATGGTTAAGGAGCTTGACCTGCTGCTTGTTGGCATGTTTCACCAGCTGTGTCTGAAGAGACAGAGCTGAATCAAGATAGGCACCAGTGTTGATGTGGGCCCAGTCATTCGGCGGGACGATCATTGGCTGCCAGTAAGGTGTCATCCAGCTCTGTGTAAACTCATAGTTGGCTATGAGACCTGATGCCTGGTCAGTGAGGCCGACTTTGCGGACTGTCTTGCCATCGGCCTTATGCTTGTCCCAGATCTCGAAGATGTCGGTGTTAGCCAGGATGACAGACATGACTGGTGCACCTAGCTTGACATGGTCCGATGGGGTCATGCCGGCAATCTTGAAGCCTTCTTTACCGGCTATGGTCTTGGCTGCTTTGATGCGGTAGCGCAGTGAGAAGTGATCACGGCGTACCTTGTCCTCGATCCTCTTATGAAGCTTTGCGTCAAACTCCCGCAAACGGGCAGACCACAATTCCAGCTCGAAGCCTTTACCTAAGAGAACTAAGGTTGAGTTAAGCGTCTTGCCCGTCGCGACGGCATCCATCATCTGAGTTAGACCAGCCAGGGCCATGAGCTCAGCGCCCCTGGGCAGAGCCAGCAGCTCAGTCCAGACATTCATCCAGGCCATAGGTCTCTTATGTGCACCTATCTCATCCGCATGCTTTGCTTTGATTGCCTCAGTAACGACGCTAACGGCGTCATCTATTATAGACCTGGGTGCACCTTCTTCAGAGATCACGGTCTTCTTTGCTTGGCGATCGAGAAAGCGCTGCCGGCCCATAGACACCATGTACTTCTCGTGCTCGAGTTCACCTATGACACCTGGGCTGAGTTTGGTCCTGAACTCGAGAGAAGAAAGTGCGTGGGGTTGCGTACCTGTTGGTAGTTCTTCTTCTTGGACAGCCCAGACATCATTGGTCATAGCGCGTGTTCTCCTTAGGCCCATGGTTGTATTCTATAGGGTGGACATAAATAGAAAGGCCGCTTAGATCCCCCAGTCACTTGGGTTTTCTAGCGGCCTTGTAGCGTTTATGAAATTAGGAGCAGTTACTCTTCTGCAGGGGCCTCAGTATACATGTTATCTAGTTTTGTAGAGAGACGTTTGGCACTGTTCAGATCAGCTATTTGCATGGCAACAGCAGTCCAGTTTTCCGCTGCCCACTTAGCATACCCCTTAAAACCTTCAACCAGGAAAGGTGTAGCAGATAGATACCTACTACCCCCCTGCCGGTTATCTACTACCCATCCTGCTTCGATACACTCATTGACCATTGTCGTCACAGCCTTACGTGTTAGACGCATGTCTTTAGCGATGTCCGCTGTAGTCACTGGGGTGCCAGTAAGAGATGCGCGACAAACATAACGACCAAAGGTGTTACGGTTGTCAGTGCTTACAAAGTACTCAGCACACCTTTTATGCTCTACTGTTGGATAGATTATCTCAGAATCAAATACTCTAGTTTTATGTTTATTGATTTCGGCGTTACAAATTGCGATGAGCAACGCTGTCTCTGAGTTTGCAATAAGATCACCATGGCCCCCATGTTTGTTACATGTAACCCAATGGTCACTAGAAATACTTTGGTTTTGCAACGCTGCGTGACTAAAGGAATTCAAGTAAGTAGAGGAACTTACGACCTGGTCTTCAACAGTTGGCGTTGGTGGAGCCTGATGAGGATCAGACCAATCAGACGCCTTTCGGCCTTGTGTACTACCGTCGAGGTTCATTCTTTTGTTCGCGTTCATAGCTCACTCTCCTTTAGCTAGGCTTTGCGATCCCATCATCGCGTTTGCAATTTCCATCGAGGCTTTGTCCTCGAGGTGTATGTATTTCTTCGTCGTCTCTGCACTCCTATGACCCAGGAACTTACCGATCAGGGTCGTGTTAATGTTTAAATTAGCCATTTGTGTGGCTGCTGAATGTCTGCACGTATGGAAAACAAAGTGTTTGTCACCACGAGCAATGCGGTGCCTTGCTTCATTCCAAACATCATAGAATATACGTGAAGACCAGAAGCCACCATGTATACCAGCTAACCGGTCATAAGCTGCTTTTGCAACCTCATTGAGGGGTACATTACGCGGATCACCGTTCTTTGTATTGAACAGTGTCAGGACAGGCATCGGGCCGCTCTGGTCGAGCTTGGAGTGCTTGGTGCCTATCTTGATGATCTCCCCCAGGCGCATCCCTGTCTGCAAAGACAGTATAGCCATGTCGGCCATCCAGGGAGCACGGCTGCGCTGCAGGAACGCGACCAGGCGGTCCTTTTCCTCTTTGGTGAAGACACGGGGCCGGCCATCGGGCTCTTTGCGATACTTGATCACTGGTGCCTTCTCGAT